AAATCCACCTGCCGCAAAAGTTGTTCCACCATTCATCAATCCTAATAAATTAGGAGAACTACCAGAGCCACCAATCAATTGGTCATCAATAACTGTATTGATTTTTGCAGGTAATCTCTGCGATAAATAAGAAGAAAGACCCGGAGTATCGTCAAGCATCTCCTGTGATATAGTCATCACTGCAGACGTTTTTTGAACTACGGCATCTTCTGCTGTTAGTTGGAATTCACTATCAGTTGGTGCAGAACCCTCTGCTACATTTGCAGCGTTATCTGTGTAAGCAGATTCTTTGACATATCTAATAACATTAGAATCTGTATTACCAACTGGAATAATTCCCATCATGTTAGTTACGTTGCTTGGGTCTCTTTTTATCCCATCAACCCTCATAACACCAGTTGCATCTCTTGAAGAGCTTGCACCTGCAAAATCAGACGAAATTAATACGTCTGCTTTCATTTCAATAGAAGCATTACCTCTAGAACCATCTTTCATAGCCCTTAAAGATTCACTTTTGCCAATAGCATCAGTAAATGCTTCTTTTTTGCTCACAAAAGTATTGTTGAAGTTATTTTTTTTATTTTCAACTTCAAATGTATCAATACGTTTATTTAGAGCTTCATTTTCCTCATTAAACTTTGTAACGAGGTTTTGAACTTCACCCTTAAGCACTTCATCAACTTTATTATCTAAATTATCTTTAGATGCCTTTCCTGCTTTTTCAATTTTTTCATCAATTAAATCAGCAAGTTTATTGAGATGCTCTTGAGTATTTTCATCAATATTACTCATGTTTATTTATTTAAACGGTTATACAAAAAATTAAAGACCTCAAGGTTTTGTCCTTCTTTTTTCGGCAAAGTGACTTCTTCAATCGGCTTTGTGATACTCATATCAGATTTTAAACATTGAAGTTGGTATTCAATAGCATACCCTAAATCATCTGAGATGTTACCATCTTTTAATAATTTATTGATTGCATTAAATTTCTTTTCTATTTCTTTTGCTTTTTTCTCTTGACTTTTAACGTCATTTATCATTGCCTGTTCATTTGCCGCTATTGTAACAGCAGAGACTTCATATAATTTAACTTCCTTTATATATCTAGTTTTTTCTTCTTCTACATAATCTTTAACAATCGGCATAATACCTACGCTATTTTCCGTTATCACACCATACTTCATTAATTCCATTACATCTTTTCCTAATGTTGTTTTTGGAATCGTTGCAGTAAAACCTAAACCCTTCTCATCCTCAAATAGTTCATCCATTTTACCAATAGGTTTAGTTATATCATGTTGATAAATATATTTTACTCTATCTCCATTTTCTTGTATTGTTTTTGTATATGCTCCCCTCATTATTACATCATCGTCGCTATCTCTATTACCAAAAACAGAACCATAGCCCTTGACTACTCCTGCTTTTTCGTCTAAATCACCTATTGGTGCTTGTTTGTATAAAATCATAATATTATTTTTAAATTCAAAAATAGCACATTTTTTTAATATTTTTTTTAGTTCCCGCTAAACAGATATTCAGAACGTTTAGGTATAGGGGCTACATAACAAGAACAATTTATAACTTCACTTGCAGGACCCTGCCCTGCATAGGGTAATATATTACCCGTTACTGGATTTACAAACGAATCTGTAAATGGTATTGGTTCTTCCCTATCAAGTGCAACATGACCTTCTCTGTGGTCTACACTTCCACCTAAAATCCATTTTTTTACCATTTGCTCTGGTTTCATAACAGATAATGCACCTTGGTTAACACCAAGATTAGATGCAAGTGTTGTTTCTGTTTTTACAATCCGACGTGCTTCCCATATTGCTCTTTTATCTAACTGTTTATGTAATCTTTTAGATTTACCCTCTAATGAATCTTCAACAAAATCTTTATCTAGTAACATTTTAGAAAAAAGTTTTTCAACAGATTTTATTGATGTTGCTTGTACAGATGTTTGTTTATTGAATGTACTATTTATTGCATAATTTCTAAAAAAAGTATCAACTACATTGTCTGTATCTTCTTGCTTTCCTATAAAAGTTTCATAGTTTTTTTTATACCAATTATAAAAAATCAATCCAGTATTAGTATATATATCTATATATAAATTTTGCACATCATTTTTTTGAAAAAAAATTTCATAGGCTTGTACATCTTTTATTCCATTTTTTAAAAAATCATCAATACAAGCATCATATCCTTTACGATAATATTTTTTTGATATTGTAAAATTTTTTCTTTGTGATTGTCTGTATAGTTTCGAATAGCCCTTTTTAAAAGCTATTATAAATTTTTTCAAAGAAAAATTATATTCTTTGTTAATATTTATAGAAGACATTATTCTTCTATTTGTTTCAGTTTACGTTCTGACCATTTTAACATAGAATCTCCGCCCCATAAATTATAGCTGATAGTACCGCAAACAGGCTTATCATCTTTTTCAAAATTTCCTGTATCATACGCTTTAGCTCTTGATAAATAACTGTAAACTCTTTTTAAAACTGATAGAGAAAATGACCTATTTGCTACTATATCTTGTGCTCTTTTTTTGCCAACTGCTGTTGCACATGGATTATTATACTTATCATTAATTTTTATTGCCTTTTCTGCATTTGATATTGCTTTTTTTGGATAACCGCCATAACTTTCTTGTTTTTGTTGTTTATCAAGTTGTTGTTGTAGTTCTTCCATATTTCTACATGGCATATAAACAGTACCACTACCAGTATTATGGCTATGTGTAATATCACATCCTATCTCTCTAGCTCTCTGCATTGCTTCATCTGGAGTATCGTAAACCTCATCTTCTAAATCTTTGTTTCTTCTTCTTTCTTCTTCTTCATCATAATGTGTTTTTTCATCAGCAACTGCTTCATTATATTCATCATGTGATTCAAAAGGCATAAAAACCTCTTCACCATCCCAGCTATGTGAATGAGAACCACTTCCACCTAATTCTCTTGCTCTTTCTTCTGCTTCTTGTTCTGTAGTAAAAACATCTGTCATACCCGGTACTAATTTTTTATAATCTAAATCAATACTTTTTCCTTTTGAACTTAGTGGATGACCCTCTGGAAATAAATCTGTGTCATGTTTACCGCTTCTAAATTTACCATTTTTAAGGGCATAAAGGTAAGAATTTACGCGAGCCATTGCCCATTGCTGCTCACTAGAAACAGTTGGCCTTACTGATTGTGGATTAGTTCTATATGCACCTATACCTCTTTTATAAACAGCAAAAAGAGTTCTTACATTAGTTTTTTTTGTTTTAGATTTTACTTTTTCATTATGGTCATCTGCTTTTTTCTTTAACGCCTTTCTAAGTCTTTCATTAATTTTTTGTTTCTCTTCTATTGCATGTTCAAAAAAGTTTTTTTCCGAACCTAAATCTAAATCAGATATAGGTAAAAAATTACTTGGTACTAAATAGTCATTCATTATTTCTAATTCATCATCTAATCCATATCCCATTGCCATTCTTTTCTCATTACTTGATAACCAATAAGACTGACTTAATTGTGCAACAATTTTTTCTTGCTCTTGTTGTAGCTCACTTATAGAGGAATAATCAAAATCTAAAAATAAATTTTCACCGTACAAAGGCACTAACCATCTATTTAGTTCATCCCTTAATTTATCAAGTTCTGGGATTACAGCATTTTGGTATAATGCTTTTTTTGCCTCTCTCATATTATTATATGTAGAGGATTCCGTATTATTTAGTAATTGTACTGGTACACTAAATATATTACAAAGGTCTTTGATACTTGCATTGTATGTTTCAATAAGCTGTAAGTCTCCTGCACTTAATCCAAAATTTGTCCATGACAATTTTTTTGGAGTAACAATCACATCACCTGCATTGTGTGAACCTTGATAATTTCTTCTAAATGCATCTTTTAATTGTTGTGCTTGTGTAGGAGTAAGTGATTCATCCTCACTTGTTAAAATACCTCTTGCAGTTTGGTTCTGTAAATATTTTAATCCTGTTTCTACTGCTTCATTATTTGAAACCATAGAACGCAAACCACTTAATAAAGGAGATTGACCATATAAATGTGAACCACTACCATCATAATCTGGATTAAAATCTGCAATATGTAATATATCATCTGCTTCAATATCATAAGCATTTCTACCGTAATTCATACAATATTTTGCTACTGGTTCAAATATTCCATTACTTTTTATCTCAATTAAATGACTAGGCAATGCATATAGTTCATTAAAAATTTTACCCTCTCTACTTTCTGGACCAATACCATATATAAATCTATTACCAGTTAATTTACCAAATGCAATAACTTCTGTCATCCATGTTGCATAACTTTGTGCAGGGTTTGGTCTATCTAATAAATCATGTAAAGGAGTATGCTCAACTTTTTTAAGAGCATGTTTTTTTATCATATTAGCTTTTATTAGACTATCATCATTAACAATACCAGATGTGAGTGCTTTATATTGTTTTAAGGTATCTTCATCTTGTTTTTCATAAATTATATAAGGTACAGCAACTGCTGTTTTAGTTATCAGATTTACAAGTGAATAGATTGTTGGGTTTTTTTGGTAACCTTTCCTTATATAATTATCATCATTTTCAGTATTTGATATTGTGCTGTTACCCATGTAACTATATATTGCCCTATTATATTCTGGATTAGTGTTTTGTGAAAACGCTTTCAATGCTGATTGTAATCTTTGATAAAATGTAGGCATATATTTTTTTTTGTAAAGTTATATAAAATAAATAATTTTTTTAATACACAAAAAATTCAGTCTTGTTGCTGTATCTAGTATAAATACCATAACGTAATGCATCCATTGTATGATTAAATTTATCTCGTGGTTTATTTGTTTTTGTGCCATCTTTTAATTCTTCCCATATATAGAACTGATATTCATGTTTTATATTTTTAGAACAATTAGATACAAATATATCAAATTCTTTTATGAGCGAAATTCCTGCACTAACACTTCCTTGTCCTTTAACGCTTGGTTTTGCCAATATTCCTGATTGCCTGAGTTCTTCTATTGACTTTGGCTCTGCTGAATCACAATAAACTATACAATCTTGATAATTGTTTGCCTTCAAAAAATCTGCTATGTCTTGATTTGTCATGCCTGTTTTATAGCAAATTTCTTTAATATAAATTTTATTGTTTTGTTTTCTTATTTCAACTATTGCTGTAGGGTCATTAGAATAGCCCCAGTCTAATCCCATAAATACATCATCATTATTAGGAAAATCTTTATATTCTATAAATTTCCAATTATTAAAAATCATACCCTCTGAAAATGTTGCTTTTTCGCCAAGCCCATAAACTCTCCAATATTGTTCATCTCTGTTTTTCAGTCTTTCTATTTCATCAATAATTTCTTTTTCTAAAAATGCATTGTCTTTATATGTTGAAATAAATGTTTCTGCATCTTCTCTTTCCATAAGTTCATCATAAATCCAATGTATAGGGTCGGACGGATTAAAATCAAGTATAACCTCTCCTGTTGTTCTCATTATCAACTGTCTAAAATCTTCGTATGTTAATTCATTAGCTTCGTTAATAAATAATATATTTCTTTTTCTACCTCTAATTTTTTGCGGTTCATCAACACTTATAAACTCTACCTTATGCTGTTTGAAATAATAAATCATTTCACTTTTATTCAAATAACCATTATAAAGGATGCCTACACCTTCAAGTATGCCCATAAAATCTCTAAATACAGATGCCCTAACTGCAGGTAATGTCTTTCTGGCGATTGTAATTGTTTGTGGTTTCTTGATGTCTAACATTAAGTGTATTAAATACTGACAAATTGCATACGTCTTACCTGACCTTGTACCTCCTTGAAATATTTTAATTCTTTTATTGCTGTTCAAACATTGATAAAATTGTACATTACATTCTATTTTTTTGACGGTTGCCATTGTATAATTTCAGTTTTTACATCACCTGAATGTGATATTTCTTGCCTCTCTACATAACCTCTATCTTTAGCCTTAGTTTTTAAGTAAAATATTGTAGCAGTTGGATTACCATCTTGTATCTGTTTAAATAATTGACTTTCTGCAAAATCTTTTGCTACATTACTTAAGTCATCTACCTGTTTTTTAAATTCTTTATCATCTTTATAATACCTATAAAATGTTGTTCTATCTATTCCAACTTGCTTACAGGCAGTTGTCACAACTCCTAAAGATTTTTCTAAGGATTCTAATAATGCTTTTTTAGTATGTTGTATTTTGTTGTTTTTCATACATTAAAATTATAATTATTTTTTAAATGTCTCATCAATTATACGTGGAACTGTGTTATTCCAGTTGATTCTATGATGTAATCGTGGATATATTGTACCAACTAAAGATACCCTAACACTTGACGGATTAAATATAAGTGTATAAAACGATTTAACATATGTACCACCATCAAGGTAAAATTCTGTCAGACCACCAGTATTTTGTTGTGTTTGTAATTGATTTAATCTTAATTCACAAATGGTTAAAAATAAATCACCCTTTGAACCAAAATGTACGTATGTGTTAACATCTTCATTGATTCTACCTACAAAATTAAATCTTCTATCTGTAGAACAAACAAAAAAATTCATTGCTTTTCTTGATAATTTTTTTTGAAAAACACTACACCCAGCTCCACCAATAAAGTCACCATCTTGTGCAATACATAATGTTTTTGCTTTTATGGATTTATAATATTTGAGAAGTGCGTTGAATTGAAAATCCAAATCTTTACATAATCTTTGTTTTGTTAAATAATTATAATTGTTATCTACTGTATATCTAAATGTTTTGTAATCGTCGTCTAAAACAATAAAATATTTATAACCCAATTCCTTTGCAATATCAAAAACTGCATTTCTGGCATAGACTACTACACGCTTATCATCAAAATTATCAGCAATGTCAAATGTATTTACATAATAATCTTTTGAGAATACATAAACATTTTTAAATGTATTTTTATAATCA